TAAATTTTTTGCTGGTATAGACGCATTAAGTAATTTAATAGGAAAATTATTTACACCTAAAAGACAGAAAAAGAATAATGTCAAATAAACCTTTAAATATATCAGAGGAAGCTGCTGTGCAAATGCCAATGAAAACGGTTGCTAGTTTGATCGTTATAGTAGCACTTGGCACCATGGGCTATTTTCAAATGATAGAGAGATTAAACCAACACTCAACAAGATTAGAGTTGATGGAAAAAGATTTAACAGAGAATACAGACTTTAGAATAAAATGGCCACGTGGACAACTAGGTTCATTGCCAGCTGATTCTGAACAGTTTATGCTTATCGAAGATCTGTATAAACAAGTAGAAAAATTAGTAGAAAATCAAGAGATGAACATGAGTAATAAAATTAAAATTGAATTTATTGAAGGTCAGCTTACAAAAGCTTTAGAAGATATTGAAAAACTAAAAGATGCAAATAGAGAAATGAAATACACAAACGGTAATGGAAGTTATTCACAATGATTGAAACTGTTATAGCTTTACTTATGATTGTAAATAATGAAATAAAAGAACATAGAATTCAAGAAAATATGGCTACATGTTTAAGAGGAAAACGTCAAGCAGAAAGACAATATCAAGAAAACGTACAATATAGTTGCATAAAAACTAAAGCAGAGCTTGAAGATAATATTGACGGATCAAAATCAATTAAAAAAATAATACTAGAATAATCAACTTTTTTGTTTTATATCTTACTTAGGAAAGTATGGTATGAACCAGGAGGTATTATGAAACTATGAAAAAGGGACTTTATGCAAATATAAATGCCAGACGTAAAGCTGGTAAAAGTAGACCAAAATCAAAATCAACTATTTCAAAAAAAGCTTATAAAAATATGAGAAAAGGATTTCCTAAATGAAAACTAAAAAAGAGAAGAAAATAGCAAAGGTAATGAGAGAATATAAAAAAGGAAAATTACCAATTGGTAAATCTAAGAAAAAAGTAAAATCTAGAAAACAAGCCATAGCTATTGCTCTTTCAGAAGCAGGTAAAAAGAAAAAACGTGCTTAATAGAAAAGGATTTAAAAACACTATGACTAAACCAAATAAGAAAAAAGTTAAAAAACAATATTTAGCTGGAACGTCAGGTGCATTAAGAGCTAAAAGAAAAGCTGCATTAAAAAGATTAAATAAAGATAATAAAGGTTCTGGGGTTTTACCAGGAGATAAAAAAGGTGGTAAATTTGTAGGATCAAAAAAGAAAAGTAAACATAATAAAAAATTTAAGGAGATGTATGGCTAAAGCAAAAGGATCAAGCACTGCAACTGCAATAAGAAATAAAGCTAAAAAATCTGGAGTGTCAGCTTCTAAAATAAGACAAATTTATAATAGAGGACTAGCTGCATATAGAACAAGCGGTCATAGAAAAGGTGTAAGTCCTCAAGCATGGGCAATGGCTAGAGTAAATTCAGCATTAACAGGCGGTAAAGCAGCAAAAGTTGATAAAGATATTTTAAAAGGTAAAAAAGATAAAAACAGAAGAGCAGATGGACGTAAAAAGAAACCTAAAAAGAGAACAGCTTAATGGCATTAGAAGTAGAACTAGATAAAAAGAAACTTGAATATACTAACGAAGATGGACAAAAGGTTCGTGTAGATATAGATCAAGACTTAACTGAAAAAGAAGAAGAAGCGTTTTCATCAAATCATTATTCTAACTTAGCAGAAGAATTAGATAATCAAGAAGTTTTAAATATTGGTAAATCTTTAATAAAAGCTTTTGAAGATGATAAAGCATCCAGAAAAGATTGGGAAGACCAATATTCAAAAGGTCTTAAAATGTTAGGAGTAGTTGTAGAAGATAGACAAGATCCTTTCCCGGGAGCTTCAGGCGTTCATCATCCATTAATGTCAGAGGCAGCAACACAATTTCAAGCTAGAGCTATTTCAGAAATGTTTCCAGCGGGAGGTCCTGTTAAAACTCAAATTATTGGAAAACAGTCAGATAAAAAATTAGAACAAGCTCAACGTGTTCAAGACTTTATGAATTATCAAGTAACTAATCAAATAACAGATTATTTTAATGAATTAGATCAATTATTATATTACTTAGCTTTAGCTGGCTCTGCATTTAAAAAAATATACTTTGATAATTCTTTAGATAGAATTTGCTCTAAGTTTGTTCCTGCTGATCAATTTGTAATTTCTATGGAAAATACAGATTTAGAAACAGCAGAAAGATATACTCAAGTGATGAAACAAACTACTAATGAAATTAAAAGAAAACAAATAGAAGGATTTTACAAAGATGTACCGACTTCTCAAAATCAAGGCGGAGGAGATACATCAGATATAGTTGAGAAAACTTTACAAAAATTAGAAGGTATGACACCTTCAATGGCAGATAAAATACATACTATTTTAGAAATACATGCTGATCTAGATTTAGGAGAAGATGAATCAGGTTTAGCATTACCATATATTGTAACTGTCGATTATGAAAGTGGACAAACTCTAGCTATCAGAAGAAATTGGAAAGAGGATGATCCACTTAAAAAGAAAAGAACTTATTTTATTCATTACAAATATTTACCGGGTTTAGGTTTCTATGGATCTGGTTTAATACAATCTATCGGTGGTCTTCAACATGCTAGTACAGGTGCATTAAGAGCTTTATTAGATTCAGCTGCTTTTGCTAATCTTAATGGAGGTTTTAAAGCTAAAGGTGCAAGAATTGAAGGCGGCGATATTACAGTTTCACCTGGTGAATGGGTCGATGTTGAAGCATATGGCGATGATCTCCGAAAATCGTTTATCCCTCTTCCATTTAAGGAGCCATCGCCGACCCTCTTACAATTATTAGGAGTATTAACAGAATCAGGTAGAAGATTTGCAAGTATAGCAGATGCAATGGTTGGACAATCAGCAGGAAGTGGACCTGTAGGAACTACTATAGCTCTTATTGAACAAGGTTCTAAAGTATTTAGTGCAATTCATAAAAGATTACATCAAGCTCAAGGTAGAGAATTTAAATTAATTTATGAATTGAATGGAGAATACTTAGATGATGAATATCCATATGACGTAATAGGAGAAAGAAAAACTATAAGAAGAAAAGATTTTGATCAAGCAGTAAATGTTGTTCCAGTATCTGATCCTAATATTTTTTCTCAAGCTCAAAGAATTGCATTAGCTCAAACTGGTTTACAACTTGCACAACAAGCACCAAATATTATTGATACTAAAGAAGCTTATAGAAGATTTTTACAATCTTTAAATATTCCTGATTATCAAGATTTAATAATTGAAGATGAAGAAACACCTAGACGTGATCCAGTTTCTGAAAACATGGCTTTATTAAATGGTAAACCAATTAAAGTATTTGAAGATCAAGATCATGCTGCACATATTGCAGTACACCAACAATTTATGATGGATCCTAGATTTGGTGGTAATCCACAAGCTAGAGAAGTTTTGTATCCATTAATGATGGCTCATTTAGGTCAACATATGGCATATTTATATCAACAACAAATGCAAGCTCAAGTACCAGAAGGTGTACCTACTTCTACTGGAGAAATCAACAAAGAATTAAGAGATGAAGATACTAAAGAAGTTTCTATAGAACAAGAAAATAGAATTGCAGTTGCTGCAGCACAAGCTGCTCAAGGTTTAATGGGAAGTATGCCGCCAAGTCCAGAACAACAAAAACAACAAATGGAAATGGCTAAAGATCAAGCAAGTTTACAATTAAAAGCAGAAGAGCTTAATATTAGAAAAGCTAGATTTGCTGAAGGAGTAAAAGATAAGGAAAGAACGCAAGCTAGAAAAGATGCTGAAACAAAAGCTAAGATAGTTGAAACAGCTTCTAGAGTTGCTAAAAGAAGTGAATAATGGCTGATCCTAAAAAAGGAACTGGGAAAAAACCTAAAGGTTCTGGTAGAAGACTTTATACTGATGAAAATCCTAAAGATACTGTTAGTATTAAATTTGCAACACCTACTGATGCAAGAAAAACTGTTGCTAAAGTAAAAAGAATAAATAAACCATACGCAAGAAAAATTCAAATTTTAACTGTTGGAGAACAACGTGCTAAAGTTATGGGTAAATCAAAAGTTGCATCTATATTTAAAAAAGGAAAGGAATCAATTAGAAAAAAACATGGCAATAAAAGCAGAAGAAATTAAAAAAGCTAAAAAATTTTTAGAAAATAATAAAATATCTATTAAACATGTTAAACCAAGATTATTTGCAATTGCAGCAAGTGGTTTAAAAAAAAGTTTTGATGAGACATTAGAATATTTTATGGAAAGAACTGAATATGGAAAGACTGATAATAGCAATCAAAAAAAAGATTAAAGAATATGACACAGATTTAGGTAAAAATTTGTTGTCTAAAGGTGTAGATAAGATTGAAGACTTCAAAAGAATACAAGGAATGTCTGTAGGATTAAATAAAGCTTTAGAAATAATTGATGAAACTACTCAAAAATATAAGGAAGGAGATATAGATGATTAGTCAAGAAATATGGGCAACTGATAGTGATGTACCTACACCAGAAAAAGTACCTCAGCCTGTTGGTTATAGAATTTTAATTAGACCTAGAGGTGTAGTTGAAAAAACAAAAGGAGGAATTTATTTAACTGATACAAATAAAGAACAACAAAGTTATTTAAATTCTGTAGGACAAGTTATTGC